TGTTTTTTGATAATTTGCATTAGATGGTGATATAACATTTTCAATTGGACGAATTATATCAACTTTTTCCCCATATAAAGCACCAAAAAGAATTTTAAAAGATTCGTCAGTTCCCCGTGTTGAATAAAAATCTTTTGATTGACGAATAAACTGAGGTTTATTTAAATTTTCATTTAAATCTTTTTCAAAACCGTATAAAAATTGTTTTTTTGCTTTTTTTAAAAATTCATCAAGAAATAAAACACTTAAATTTTCGACAACAGCATCATTTTCATGATTTTCAGCTGTAGAACTTGAAAAAACAAGATTTTCGGGATCTGATTGGTTACGAAAAGATGTTATTCCACTAAAACCTCTTACACAGTTTGTGAAACTATTATCTGTTTTGTTTTCATAAGTTATAATTTCATCATTAATCTTTAATATACCATAATTATCAGGAAATCCTGTTGTGTTGGAAACAAAAATAGTTGAAGTCGTTACTCCAACTTTTGTAGTCGTATTTGTTGATTTGATTAAGTTACCACATTCACTTAATTTTATATAAGAGTCAATATTTTGAATTAAATCAATTGGCCCACCTTGATATTCTTGTCCTGTATAATATTGAGACAAAAATTCACCAACAAGCGGAAAATCCTCTTTGACATAAGAGGGTAATTGACTTTTTACAATTTGATTTAATTTAATTCTTTTTTCTGACATCTGCTATCTAACGATGCTTCCGTTTTTGTAACTTGTGGTTACTGTATATGTTGATCCTGAAGGATCACTACCAGAGCTGATCTGATCCACGACCATTTCAACAACGCTACTATCTAATTGAAGATATAGATCCTGTAATCCAATAACATCATTCGATTCTGGACTTACAGATATTTCCATAATTTGAACGTTGTCTTTTGTTTTACCTGATACTATATTTATTGGATCTAAAGTGATGCGTCCTGTCTTATAATTTATGACTCCGATATTTTTTCTTTGAATAATCGGTGTAGATGATCCTTCAGTGAGTGAGAATAAACCAACTTGACCTTTTTCACCACTTATATCAGGTGTGTCAAACAAATACACATCAGAACTTATGTTTATAACTCTAAATGCACTTGATCGAATATTATATCCGGTCATCGATTTTATATGAAATTGATTTCCAAAATCAATCGCATATTCAGCTGGTTGATTTACAGCTAAACGAAGATCCCTTCTCATCTCAACAGTTGTGATATTAGAAGTTATTGATTCATGGCTTTCATCAATTACTTTTAGTAATTTACTATACTTTAATCGAGCACCGTATTTGTTTAATTGTGAAGAGTTAGCGTATGTTGTTAAATTCCTCTGTACGATCGTTGATACGAATGAGGCACTTGGTGCTAAATTTGTGTTGTAATAAACTTTACTGTTTGTTTCAATAAACAAATATTTTAAATCTAATATCTCAGGGACAATTCCAGCAACTGCATATTTTTTTAAGTCCCTTTTGATATTTTGTTTTATTAAATTCGGTACAAAATCACCATTTCTTGGTTTAATACTAATAAAAACCTTACCATATTGAGGTGGAACAAGATCCTCACCACCGTAAACAGATATTGATTCAGCTTCTGGATAGATTTTATTAGGAATTAAAACTTCGTAATCATTTGCACTTAAAGCTCTGTTTTGTGTTGCGTAAATTTGTGGTGCATATTTACGAATTGAATCAATATTTTCGATACTCTCACCACCACTTGATGAACCTTCACTTGTTAATAAAGATATTCCACTTGTTACAAATATTTCAACAGAGTTTCTTACAAATGATAGTGATCCAGAAAATGTAAAATTACTTATACCGTTACCATCTGATCCATTAGTTGTAATATATGTAACTTCCACCACATTTCCATCTTGTAGTTTTTTTCCAAATATACCATCACCAAAAATTACCTCATATCTTTCACTTTCAACCTCTTGAATGAAGTAAATATTTGAATTACCATTAATTGTTGTACCAGTATCATTATCAAAAAGACTGTCATGTCGATTATAAGTGGTTCTAACTGACGATTGTGATGATGGACGAACATTTACGACTAAACTGTCCAAATCAATTCCACTATTTGGTAAAATAAACTTTTGAAATGGATTTCTAGTAGAAAATACGTAACTTTGACTTAAATATGTTCCCTCATATACCTCAATACTATCAAAATTTGCAATTCCATCAATTACAGACACGGTTATGTCCTCTGGAATACCAAAAACGAACGATTGATTGTTAAATTGACCTCCCGTGCTCGCCACAGGGCCTGCTTTTAGAGTTAAATTTGCCGGAGTTGGTGAAATATCTGACAAATCAACGAAAAAATTAATATTTGTTCTTGAAGATTTCTTTGATCGAGGCACATAACCAATATTTCTAGCTAAAGAAACTACATTTTCACGTAAAGTTGCGGAATCGATGAAAACTTCATTCGATACCATGTTTGCATTATACGATGTGATGTAAGTATTGTAAGCTAATACGTCTAAAATAGTTGATAAGTTAGATCCCTCAAAGTCATAGTCAGTAAAATCTGAATTACTTTGAATGTAATCTCTTAAAGTTGATTTAATCTGCTCAAAATCCAGATTTGTAAAATTTATGAGTGCCATTTATCGAGTTGGAAGTAACACAAAATCTAATTGTTGTGGTGGAATATCAATACCTACGATCTCATACTTTATCGTAACATTCATTTCATTATCTTCCGGATTTGGAACAACATCCACACTCAATAATTTCACTCTTGGTTCATAATTTATGATTGAATTTCGGATTTCATCACGAATTGATAGTGAAGATACTTGATCTACAATCTCAAAAAGTGATTCTGATACTCTTGAACCAAATTCTGGTTGAAAAAATTTTTCTCCAGGCCTTGTAAAGACGATATTTCTTATCGAACGGGCAATTGCACTTGAATTTTTTAAACCAATAAGGTCATCATTGAGAGGATTAGTCTCAAATGACATACTTATATCCTTAAAACTCTGACTTACCCGCTGTTGAGGCATTAAAACGTACTTGATCTAACTTATTTATACGCTCTTATCCTAACTCTGGTTCAATATTAATTTCAACATCCTTGGCTTTTGTTTCTTTTGCTGTTTTCCAGAAATAATTTTCATCATTTCCAAGGCCATCACGGTCATGTCCGTTCTCAACTTGATAATATACGGTCGAAACCTTGAAATCTGGTGCTTTTGGCACCTCTGGAGTCAAACTATTATCAAAAATTCTCATTCGATTGTTCGGATACAGTGCAAATTGACCATTATCAAGTTCAATTAGGTTATGAGACTTGTGTTCAGCAGGTTGTTCACTGGTTGAATAGTCAATTTGGTCAACACTTTCATGATAATTGTCAATCGTACAGATATAAGTGCCCGTTTGAGTGCCATAATCTCTTGTATAGATCTCATAATGCATTGAACCAATGAATTGTTTCGTAATTGTGGTCACTCCATAGTCCATACAGTTCCAAAATTGAAGATTATGCAGTTCCATATCAGGTGATGGCTTCTCAGGATCCGAGACAAACGCGGATATTGGCAATTTATCGAACATTGCAGCGTACTCAGGTAAATATGTCTCAAAATAAAAAGCACGTCCGGGAATCGATTTAACCGAAACCCAGACTCCTTTAACAAATTCACCGTGTCCACTCTTATGATCTGTTAAATATTCTTTCCTTACCCATACTTCGTAGGCAGGAAGGTTTGCGATAAGGCAAGACATTGAAAAATTAAGTAGTTTTTACTATTTACCCTGTCCACGATATGCTTTTCGAGCAGCATTTCGAGAAGTTGCGGATAGTTTGGTTCGAGCCGAGCGGCCTTGACGAGTTTTTTTGGGGGTAGATTGAATTGTAACACCCCCCATGTTGTATTTTGTTGCCATTATTGATGTGGATTGTACTTATAAAGAATATAAACTGTAATAATAAAGAGAATTACGAGAAAAGAGAAGAAAATAATCATATGATTCGAGTTTTTTCATGTCCAACACGTATTCTTGGGTCGCACCAGATCTGAAAATCTGCTTTTTGAGCATCTAAACAGAAAGAAACGTCCTCACCACACATGTCCTGTACTTCACCTGACTCAAAAATCTGCATCTGAGGTGCAAACCAAGGATATTCAAGTTTCTCAAAAACTCCTTTTTCAATCATTACCCAACCAAAACCAGTATAATCAACTGTAAATGGTTTTTTACGCTTACCCATGGTCTCAACAGTCTCGTGATTCATCACTCCACCGTTCTTACGGAAGTCATCTTCCTCTAACCAGTGAGCAACAGAAGTCGTTTGACCATCTTCAGTGGCATACCATCCTGCAACGATACCATTCTTCTTTGTTTCATCTTCAACTGCTTCGGCAGGTAATGCTAAATCGCATAGTTGCCAGAACTTGTTTGTGTCAAAGACAATATCACTATCAATCCATAACTGATAGTCATACTCTAACTTACCATCCCAAGGTTTTTGATTTGGGCCACGTAATACATTTGCTCCAAGAACTTTACATCGAGCAAAGTTTACCATAGATGAATAATCCTGAGATATCTGAATACTCATATTATTCTGAACCATGTCAAAACAAAGTTGAACAAAGTTCTTTAAAAAGATATAAGAGCATCCTCTACCGGGAAGGCAGAAGACAATCTTCTTTCCTTTCATTCGTTGTTTAATTGCATCGATGTCCCATTCAGGGCCTTTTGTTTTCGGTGCGACTGTTTTTACTTTAAATCCTTTTGCCATAAATGA